TAGACAGATGGGAATGTACCTATGGATGTTACTTCAATTCTGTAAAAAAGAATATGGATACACTCCTAAAGACTGGACTTTTCAAGCTAATATTATTGCCGTTGAAACTACAGGCTCTAACAGAGCTAGTGTTTTTAATATTGATTCAGATATACTTAATATAGGTAGATTAGAATTTTGTAGACTTCTAAAAATGGTTGCATATTGTGAAATCAATGGTTATTCTGATGATGTTACATTTATTTAAATATGCGCAAATTAGAAATTCAGGCTTATACCTTAGATGAAGCTAAAATTAATGCTTTTAAACAAGGTATAACTGTAGTACAAGATGCTACCAGAAGCTGAAAAAAATCTGGATCTCCAGTTCTAACTAAAGATATGAATATATTTGCTGCAGATTTTCTTGAACAAAAAGGAATGTTTGATTTTGAAGGTGCTGGTATTATTATTGCTATAAAATCTGGCACTAAAGATACTCGTAAGAAACCTTATAAAGTTATTAGTTCAAGACGTAAAGGACGTTGTAAGCTTTATCGAACTATTGAAATTCGTTTAAAACGTAATCATGAAGTGATTGGAGAAGCAGTAAACAAAACTGAAGCGTTAAATCTAGCTAAAAGTTTAATTCGTAACTTTCGTGAAAATGTGTATGCAAAAACTGTATACAATACTAAAGATATTGATTTTGAACTTGAATATATGCCTTCTACTAAGGCAGAAAAAGGGCAATATATTGTCTTTGGAGTAGAACAATCTGATGTAAAACTCAGTAAAAGAAAGAATAGAGGGGCAGAGTAATCTGCCTCTTTTATTCTCTTTATATATAAAATTATATATAAATGACTATAGAAGAATGGTTAAATAAAGACGAACTTGCAATAACAATTTGAAATAATAAATATAGATTTGAAAATGAATCATTAGACGCGTGGTTTAAACGAGT